AACATCAATAAGTCCATGATCGAAGAACTTATTGGTACAAAGCCAACCAAGTTGGATTTGTATCAAAAAGCCTTCACGCATAAATCAGCCCTAAAGGAACACGAAGAACTCACTGGTTCCTTTGAGACTCTAGAATTCATAGGCGATTCCGTCTTAGGATTTGTGATAACGAAATACTTATATGACAGATATGAAGAGAAGCAAGAAGGCTTTCTGACGAAAGCACGAACACAACTCGTACGCGGAGAAACACTCGCCGCTATTGCGAATAAACTTGGACTCCATGACCACGTTCTTATGGATGAGAAGGGTATGCGAAATGGTTGGAATAATAACCCAAAAATTCTCGAGGACGTTTTCGAAGCGTTAATTGGTGCTATTTATATGGATCTGGGATTATTGCACGCGAAGCAGTTTGTCTTGTCCATTTACGAAAACCCGAAACTCGTGGATATGAAATCTATCATGGTGGATAACAATTACAAAGATCATCTCATGAGATACACACAATCAAATAATTTACCACTGCCAGACTATCGCGTGACATCTCAAATCGATGGTGTTTTCACAGTTGACGTCTTCGTCGACAATATCTTTTTAGGACGTGGTTTTGCAAAAAGCAAAAAACGTGCCGAACAAAATGCTGCGAAAGCATTTTTCTACCCTCCCCAGCTTAAAAGATAGATTCATTGATAGTTTAACATGCACCCGAACGTTGAAGCACTTATCGCAAGGGAATATGCAGCACAGAAGAGTCAGGAATGGCTCGCGCTTCGTGGAAACATGCTCACCGCGTCCGACGCCGCGACCGCTATCGGGAAAAATAAATACGAAACACCCGAGGGTCTTCTCCTAAAAAAGTGTGGTGTTGGTGAAAAGTTTACTGGAAATGAAGCCACGCGTCACGGTGAGAAATATGAAGATGAAGCCCGTATTCTCTACGAAGAAAGACATGGTGAAGTTGTTCACGAGATTGGTTTGTGTCCACACCCAGTACACACGTGGCTCGGTGGAAGTCCGGACGGTGTCTCCGAATCCGGAAAACTTATCGAAATTAAGTGTCCGATGTCTCGTAAAATTTTACCCGAAGTTCCCGAACACTATATGCCACAGCTTCAACTTTGTATGGAGATTTTAGACCTAGAAGAAGCTGATTTCATACAATATAAACCAGCGGAGTTCAACTGGCCGAGACCGGAAGAGTTTGTCGTCGTGAACGTGAAGCGAGACCGTGAATGGTTCAAAACGTACCTTCCGGTCATGAAAGAATTCTGGGACAAGGTCCTCTACTTTAGACAACATTTAGATGAACTTCCGAAGCAAGAGGAAAAACCTAAACGAACTCGAAAGAAGAAGGAGATTCCATGTGAAATAGAGATAGATCCAGATGATACATACCTAAGTGACTGAGTAAAGTCTTAAAAGTCACAATCATGTCGATCGAAGACCAATACATCAAAGCCAAGAACCGCCTCAATGGCCGTTTATTTGCACCTTACCAGAGTGAAGGTGTTCTGTGGATGCTTTCCATGGAAAATCAAGTACACGGGCCGAAAGGTGGATTCTTATGCGACGAAATGGGTCTGGGTAAAACCGTGCAAGTCGTTTCAACAATGCTAGGAAATGAAAAGAGACGTACGCTCATCGTTGTACCCAAATCTATCGTAACGCAGTGGGTTCATGAAATAAAGAAATTTGCACCCGACCTTTCGGTCGGTGTGTACGATGGTTCGAATATGCTTCCGTATGATGTGGTGATTTGTTCATATTCACTCATCGTGAATGATTGCCCACTTCATCGTATTTCATGGGACCGCGTTGTGCTTGATGAAGCACATGAGATACGTAACCGTGCATCCAAGACATTCAAAAGCGTGCGCGCACTTCGCACGAATATTCGATGGATCGTCACGGGGACGCCCGTCTTTAATTCGATGAATGATTTCGTATCTTTGTGTGAATTTTTGGGAATCGAAAAGACACTCGTCCAGGGCATGACGAGTAAGATTAAAGACATTTATATCCTTCGACGAACGAAAGAAGATCTTGCAAACATAGATAAAAAGCTCGAACTTCCTCCGTGTTCATTTGAAAATGTTGAACTTGAAATGTTTTCAGATGAACGAAAGTTATACGAGTTTGTATTCAAAGATGCTCAAGACACGATCAAAGATATTTTCAAATCATCACTGAATCTCAATGCAAAAAATATGGCTATTCTTGAATGTTTATTACGAGCGCGTCAATGTATGATTTGGCCACAGATGTATCTTGATGGTATGGCGCGTAAAAATAATACGGAACCAGAACGATGGATTGGGAGATCAAATAAGATGGAAACACTCTTTCGTATGATTCACGCACACCCAGACGAAAAGACACTCGTGTTTTGTCAATTCATGGGTGAAATGAATTTCATTGAACGAGTGCTTGAAGAGTTGGGGTACATTACCTTTAGGATTGATGGTTCGTGTTCAAACGCCGTGCGTCAACAACAAGTTGAGGGTTTTCGAAAAGCTGGACCGGGTGCTATTTTTATTATTCAGATCAAGTCCGGTGGTCAGGGACTCAATCTCCAAGAAGCCACGCGCGTCTATATCACGGCACCATCTTGGAATCCCGCGACCGAACTTCAGGCAATTGGGCGAGCACACAGGACAGGACAAACGAGACCCGTCTATGTGAAAAAACTCATATACAAAGAAACCGACGAATTTATCAGTGTCGAAGAAGAAATGATGGCACTCCAAGGACACAAGTCACTCGTGTGTTCACACGTACTCAATGATCAAAGACTCCAATCACAAATTCCAGTAAAGCGAACATGCGAAAAAATATCAATTCTCGACATCAAAAAAATTTTCAGAGCATAGACTATATTACAATGTCTACTATCGGAAGCCGCGCTGAAGTGTTCCACGGTACTGCTGACAAGACCTCCGGAGGTCTCGCGAAGAAGGATCTCATGATGGGTAAGGATGGCCGCATCAAGAGCAAGGCTGCGCACGATGCCGCTGTTGCGCGTATGAAGTCGGAAGGTAAGGCTGCTATGGTCAAGGTCTTCAAGCCTAAGAAGGGTAAGTTCCAACTTCAGCCGAAGCAAGGTACGAAGGCCTACGAAAAGAAGATCAAGAAGATGGAAAAGGAAAGAAAGTAATTTCTCATTCTATAGTAAATGACGCTCGCAAAGTGGGATGAGTCTGTTCGTTTAGCAAAGATCCAATTGGGTATGAACCCAAATACCTTTGTTAAAATACAGGGAAAGTTACTGAAGGAAGCTCAGAAGATTTATCACTTACTCCTATTAGCTGATTAATTTCTTATTATAAGATATAACAATGTTCAACCGTATGAAAGCTGCCGCTGCTCGCACGCGTAACGCCGCGAAGGCGACCTACGCTCGCGTTGCCCCGATCGTCGCTAACAAGGCCCGTCGTGTCGGTACCGGTATGAAGAGCTTTGGTATGGCCGCGGCCGCCAAGGCGCGCTCCACGTATGACAAGATGCGTCAGGGCAAGAATGCCCCGGCCGTCGCCCCGACGCCGTACCTCGACAACAACTCGCATCGTATTTACAAGACGAACACCGGTGCGGTTTTCTCCAACGGTGCCAACGGCAACAAGAACTACAAGCCGGTTGTGGGTGCCATTAAGAATGGCCCGAACGCGCCGACTGTCGCGATTAATGCGATGAATGTCAAGACGATCCCGAACAACATTCGCCCGACGAACAACGTCAAGCCGCTTCCGGCCGCCTAAACGACGAATTGAAAACCCTTAAGTCTTTGTGGTTCAAAAACCATGAGATTATACAATTTCCACGTGATACCGAACTTTCTGTTCAAGAAATACACGCTATTGAGTTCGACAATAGCGAGTCCTGTATTCCTTGCATAGAGTCCGTTTTCGGCAGAATCGCTGAGTACATTCTTCTCGGGATCGCACACAGATGCTTTGATGTCTCCGTCGATCGTCGTATCTACCTTTACACGAAACTTTGGTTCGCGGTCGGGTGATTCCTTGATATTGGAATTAAACATGGGTATGAGTTCATCTTTCGTCATGGTCTTACCAAAAATAGTTTCACTTTGTTTGACAACGCTATCGATGATCTTGTCTTCGATTGTGCGCAACGTATCGTGAAACTTTTTTACGTAATTACCCTCTTCATCATGTCCTTTCATAGAAAAGTCGATATTGTATTTCGTTTGACCAACTTCGGGTGTGAATCCAGAGACTCCGAAAGGCATGTACATTCTCGGAGTTGTGATTCGAAGGGGTTTTCCATCTTTCGTTGACAATACAATTTTCCTATTATTGTAATCGGCAATCTCGAGAATATCTAACACGTCGACAAACTTTGCCATTAATGTATTACAATCATTCTTAAACTTTAAGCTGAACAAGCGACACATTCCGGTTCAAGACTGAACTGAATTGGACGTGCCTTTGCTTTTGAGCGAAGATAGTACATACCCGTCTTAAGACCAGCCTTCCACGCATACATATGCATCGAAGAAAGCTTTGAGAGGGTTGGACTTTCCATGAAGAGGTTCATACTTTGCGACTGATCAATAAAACGAGCTCGATCGGCTGCCATGTCAATAACATCCTTCATCTTGATTTCCCACACGGTTCTGTAGAGGTTCTTAATATCATCGGGGATATCGACAATATTTTGAATAGAACCACCCGCTTTCACCATGAGATCCTTCATTTCCTTAGACCACAGACCAATCTTCTTGAGATCCTCGACGAGGTGCTTATTGACAACAACAAACTCTCCTGCGAGGGTGCGTCTCAAGTAGATATTAGTTGTGTATGGCTCAAAGCATTCGTTGTTACCCAAAATCTGAGCCGTAGAGGCTGTGGGCATTGGTGCCATGAGAAGACTGTTGCGGAGACCCTTCTCCTTGATCCTCTCCTTGAGTGCGTCCCAGTCATAGTGGAGCTTGGTCTCCCCCTCCCACATATCAAATTGAAGGACACCCTGCGAAGCTGGAGACCCCTCAAATGTCTCGTAGGGACCCTCAACCTCTGCCAATTCAGAGCTCGCCTCGAGGGCTGCGTGATACATAGTCTCAAAGATACGTGCATTCATCTCCTTGGCTTCATCTGAATCAAACGCGTGACGGCACAAAATAAATACATCCGCAAGACCTTGAACACCGAGACCGATTGGTCGGTGGCGCATATTAGACTTTCGCGCAGTCTCCACGGGATAAAAATTGCGATCAATGACTCTGTTTAGATTTTTGGTGACAATCTTTGTGATTTCATGAAGCTTTTGATAATCAAACGAGCGAGTCTCTTCATTGACGTATTTCGGAAGGGCGATTGACGCCAGATTGCAAACAGACGTCTCATCCTTATCGGTGTACTCGATAATTTCTGTACACAAGTTTGAGCTCTTAATTGTCCCCAAATTCTTTTGATTACTCTTCATGTTGCACGCGTCCTTGTAAAGCATGTATGGCGTCCCCGTTTCCGTCTGCGACTTGAGAATTGCCTTCCACACCTCCGCAGCTGGAACAGTCGCATTGGCCCGACCCTCCTCTTCGTACTTTGTATAGAGTGCCTCAAACTCTTCACCCACGGCATCCGAGAGACCTGGTGCCTTGTCTGGACAGAAAAGAGACCATTGACCACCTTCCTCTACTCGTTTCATGAAAAGGTCTGGAATCCAAAGGGCTGAAAAGAGGTCGCGACAACGGGCTTCTTCATCCCCTTGATTGAGACGAAGCTCGAGGAACTCCATGATATCCGCGTGCCACGGCTCCAAGTAGACTGCGATTGAGCCCTTACGACGCCCAGCTTGATTTACATAGCGAGCCGTAGCGTTGAATACACGAAGCATTGGAATAATACCATCAGATTGACCATTTGTACCCCGAATACGAGACTTATTGGCTCGAATGTCGTGGATATGCATACCGATACCTCCAGCCCACTTTGAGATTTGTGCACACTCCGTCAAGGAACCGTAGATTCCGTCAATGGAGTCACCCTTATTCGCAATCAAAAAGCAACTCGACATCTGTGGTCTCGGTGTACCTGCATTGAAAAGTGTCGGTGTCGCGTGAATGAAAAATCCTTGACTCATTTTGTCATACGTTTCCAAAACGGATTCAATATCGTCTCCGTGAATACCGATCGCCACGCGCATAAACATGTATTGTGGAGTTTCCATCAGAATACCATCGAGGCGTTGGAGATACGACTTTTCGAGTGTCTTCAGACCAAAGTATCCAAAGTCATAATCCCTTTTCGTGACAATATCGTCACGCACGCGACCCGCAATTCTCGCCACGTCTTCGGTGACAATCTCAGCTTTCGCAAGCTTTTTCATCGCGATGTGAAAATTGTTCGGTGCAGATTTTTGAATATTACTCGCGACGATGCGTGTCGCGAGGATTTCATAATCCGGGTCCGACGTAATCATCCCAATACAGATTTCAGCGGATAGTGTATCAATCTCTTGTGTTGTGATACCATCATACAGGGAGGATGCGACTTGCTGTGCAACTTTCGACGAGTCGCAATTTTTAGAGAGTCCATATGTTAAATTCTTGATCCTATTGGTGACATTGTCGAATTTCATATCCTCAATACGACCTGAGCGTTTGACGACTCTCATGTTTACTAACTATTCCAGGTGTTTTATTTTTAACTTACTTCCTGCGGCACTCGATATCGGTGCTTCTGACGCGCACGGGACCAGCAATCTCAACCTTTCGGTTCGGCTGGAGAAGATACGTGTTCACGTTGAACGGACCCTCTTCACCTGGCTTGGAAATCGGTGCATACGATCCAATGAACGGTTCAGCACTTTTCGTCGGAACTCGTTCCTTGTTATCAGGCTTGACATTGTACGTCGCATCGAAGTCGGCGAGCACAAACATAATTTAATATCTACCAACAGTTTTTTTTTCCGATCTTATATTAAATGTGTGACAATCTTCACCTCAACTCCCTGAAGCAGTGTCAGACACCATTGAACACACTCTTCTTTTCCGAGTTCAATACGAATATTCTCCAGCGGGCAATCAGGCAAGGATTTAAGAACAAAACTGGAATCGCCATTGATTACCAGAATAAAGATGATTTATATGGGATCATGCGTGTTGTTTTCATTAACAACTCCGGTAACCACTTTGAAAAGGTGAATGAGCAGGTCAGGCAAATGAATGATCGTGTCATTCAAACGGCGATGTCACAAATTCAGAGTGGTGTGTCTCAGTACATGGGTTTTATTCGCGATGTCGATACTGTGAGTATCCCGTTGGCTCAACCCATCAACACGAGCACGTACGGTAAAAAGATTGACCTAAGCGCAAAGATAGGTTTGTAAATTGTACAAAAGTATCGATAATTGCATGAGATTTGAAGGTTCCATGGCACCAATGACTTCGAGTGCATTGGGAGGAATGCGATTCAGATCTTGAATGCGTTTGATACTCACCTCAATCAATCGCTTCATTCGAGCGATGGAAAGATCGTTTTGGTCATAATGCACTGTTAAAAAATCATGCACATCTTGCAATTTTTTAATACTGTTGTAGAGATGTACAGGTAAGTAGTCCATTATATTGTACCTATTTATTATTTACGCCTCCATTTCGCAGGGATCGTCTCAACACCCGGTGCATACTTTTCAATCGCCTGGAGACGAAGACGAACCATGATCGTGATGATAAGAATGAGAGATACAATGGACACGATGGACATTCGGTCAATGTTATTAAGGGCCATTTGATGTTTACAAAGATTTAAAGTTATCGGGCGTTGGTGTTGTAAGATGAGTCTGAACTACTACAGGGATGAGACCGAAAAAGTTTGTAAATCTAAGGGTTGGGATAGAGCCGCGATTGATACGGTATGGTTACTTTTGACAGAAGAAGTCGGTGAGCTCGCGTCGGCGATTCGTCAACAGAAGAAAACATACAAGAAAACAAATCTAAAAAAGGACAGGGGAACGGACGTCATGATGGAAATGGGAGACGTGTTTAGTTATCTTTTCCAACTCGCACACATGCTCAATGTTGATCTCGATAAGATGTGGGAGGAGCATAGACAAAAACTCAAGACCAAAAAATATAAAATATAGCCTATTATTAACTATGAGCAAGTACATGCTTTGTGATCAGGATACGATCAATGATGTGAATCCGTTCGTGTCTCGCGATTTTTCTTTGCCGGGTGGTGTTCGTCAGCTCAGCGCTTTTGCTGATCGAAGCCTCGTCAAAGAGAAGTCGGGTATGGAGGTTCAGGGTGAAAAGAGTCCCTTCTGTGATTACGCGCGCACGGGTGGTTGGCGTACGAAAGACATGTGTGAACCATCAAAGCCAAACTGCTTTGATGACCGACCTCTTTATCCAGAAAGGAATATCGATTATGGATTCGTTGCGCACGCAAACCCGAACCACAGACACAATAATCCCGCACCCCGTATGCGTTTTGATTTTAGACATGCTCTTATTTTGATTATTTTGATCATTGCAGTTCTATTAATTTTAAGACGTTAAATAAGCGTAAAAGATTTTTTGTCGACGTGGTACGTTCGATAACATCCGGAAGAACTTCACGACAGAAATCCTCGGCGTATTTTCGCTGCCACGCACTCTTCTTATTAATGAATGGAGGTGTAAATGTGGGATCAATAATTTTTACCGCGTTCATTACACGAATGTACGTTTTTATGTCGGCAATTCCACAGAGAATATTCTCAAGTGCAATCGTCGCCATTTTAACTCGTGTTTCATGAGTCGGTTCAACCATCGTTTCGAGGAAGTTTTCATATTGAATGGATTGCTTGCGAGAGACAATTTCCGTCCAGTCGCCTCGTGGTTTTGTGTTTATGTAATCAACAAAATCAATGTATCCACGTCCCGGTACGTATTTTAGGTAATTAATTTCAACATAGGCGAGATCCGATTCGATGTCATGGACGACGAGTGCTCTCTTTAAGAATGAACTCATGTCTTCACATCCACTCTCTTCTCTAAACCATTTATAGACACCTAAGTGCCAGTGGTTCATGTAAATTTCAAGTCAAAGCCATGAAGTACACAGGCATAGCAAACAATACATTTTCCTATTTACTCACGCTCGATGAGTTTAGGAACAAAATGCCCGAAAACATGAAACCGTCGTGGATAAAGATTACAACAATCACGATGATTTCTAATTTCATCGAAGAGATTGATATCAAGAAACTCCGAACAGCATTCGAGAAGCTTGGATCCATCAGGCTTCGTAGAAGTGGTTCGAAGTTCGATGGTTTTGAGTGGAAACTGAAACCGACGACATTCTTTAATCAGATTACACTCACATATGAAGATGTCTACAGTACAAAGTCTATCAAAGTTTTTCCAAACGGAAGCATTCAGGTGGCTGGATGTTCCGATCTTTTTGATTGCAAAAGGATCATTACACAACTCACATACATCTTGAAAGTGTGCCTCAATATGGAACGCGAAGTGTCACCAGACTCTTTTCGTATCGTCATGATTAATTCCAATTTCAGTCTCAATTACAATATCAATCTCATGATGGTGGCCAATCACTTTGAAAAACATAACGGACTTTTCAAAGTGTCGTTTGAACCAGACAGGTATTCTGCCGTGAAAATCAAATTCAAACCCGCGGAAGAGATGAAAGAAATCACGACGAGTATCTTTTCGACTGGGAAGATTATTATCACTGGTGCCGAGACTCTTAAGGAAATTGTTTTTGCGTACAACATTATCAATCAGCACATTAATGAAAACCCATCCATCCGAGTGTCCGAGACCCAAGAAAAGGAAAACTTTGACGTCTTTCTTGGCTATAAATGTGAGACGCTCATCCCCAGAATCAGGGAAAAGGGATTTCACTCGTGGTTACGCACCATCGAGAACAGGCCAATAAATTTCTAATGTAATATTAACAAAATGTCTCAACGACTTGGTATGGCCGACGGACGATGCTTCACCATCAACACGTCTTCTCAATTGCTCAACAATAAGATCATGGAATCCAACAAGGTTCCGCTCGTCGACAATTACGCGTACCGCCAACTCCTTCAAAGAAGTGGCCCGAACTTGATTAACCAAGTCCAGTCGATGCAAGATACCAACGACCGATGCTCGTCGTGCGACCGGGCGTTGTGAGTAAAATATGGTAAAAAAGTTTAATGTAGTACTCCAGGATGAGCACGTGTTCTATATGTCTTAATCAGGTGAGATCACAACGATTGAATCCACCTATTCGATGTGGACATATATTTCATTCAAAGTGCCTGGACGATTGGAAAGAGAAAGGTAAGAATACATGTCCTTTGTGTAGAAAAGTATTCGACGTTTCACAGTTCAAAGTCACATTGACAATACAGAATAATTATGCAGCCACATCGAACAGTATAGCACTGAACGAAGACGTTATGTTTAACGTTATGGATTTGTTTGATATATCGTTTGATGTAGAAAATACGATAGATTTAGACAGTCTTTTGTCGGACCTTGGGGTGAGTCTTACCGACTTTGATGCCTCTATCACGGACGCAGAATGAGCTACAATATTTACTGTAATTCAAACCAGGATAGTTTCTAGACGCCTTTCTCGGATCGGTAATAGCCTTTCCTTTCGCATCAGTCAGAAGTGGACCCGTTGCCCACCCCCGCTTGTGACTGAAGACGTTGGCCTTAAACACGATACGCTTACCCTTTTCAATCTTTCCAGCTTGTCTAATTCTTGATTCGGGAACCTTGAAAAATTTCGCGATGCTTTTCACAGTATCACCCTCCTTCACTTTGTATTCAACAACACCGTGTTGTACATAAAAGTGAAAATCCCCTTGACGAATGTAATTCGTCGGGCGTCCAGGCGACACAAACATCATGACCTTGAAATACCCCTTTTTACACTTTTCATTACCTTTCACCGGATAGACCTTTTTCGGGTTATCCGAGACGACACGCTCCGGCAGGCTTTTGCAATGTGTATAGTTATGAGGTCTATTCGATAGACCAGACCTGTCCCCAGGGATTGACTTCTGGTATCGGTACGCCTCATAATCTCCAACAGCATAGGCATAACAATTGTTATTACCGATACCGGTCGACGTGCCCCAGCGTCTATTTGTAAACTTTCTTTCGGAGCCACTCAGAGGAAGCGGTGCCATTTACAGTTGGCTCAGAAAAAAATATGGATACATAATAAATGTTCAAAGAAATCGTCAAGGCCGAAAACAAGTCCGACGTCATCACCGAAGCCCTCGTGTTCCTTCTCAATATCTTGATCGGAACCTTCCTTCTTCGCGTGTTCTGGAACCGCTCTCTTGCCAAGCACATCACCGTGCTCAAGCCGATCTCGTCTCTCTTTGACGCGTTTGTGCTTTCCATCTCCATCGCGGCTGTTCGTGGTATCTAAACCTCTTTATAGCCCGTGTGACGCACACCTTCCGGACTGACAAGGGTTGGAAACGCTTCCATACCTTCACAGCCATTTTTATCGCAGTCGATAAATGTAAATGGCTTACCAGTCCTCTTCATGTAATCTAACTGTTTACGAGTCCATCCACATCCCATGGTCCCATAAATAGTCCACGGCTTACCCTTAGGAATACGCGTCGGCACTCTAGACAAGAGGTATATCGCAATAACGATTAAAACGGCGAATGCTAACATATTTTATACTATACCATTACATATTTTTTATGAACTTACACATTTGTTCTTTGGTCAATTTTGGATCCAACTTGAACATCTTGATGAGATCTTCTTTCTTATAGAGACGACACTTACGTTTTTCAATCTTGAGGTCACCATTCTTGTTGATGAATACTTTGGGTCTTTGTACCACAGGCGTCTTTGGCCTAATTCTTTTTTCAATCTCTTGAACTTGTTGCTTCACAGTGGGACTACGCTTGGCGACCGCGATGCCAGGTCTCTTTGGTGGGTGGGCCTTCTTTGCGGCTTCCTTTTCGAGAACAGCCTTGGCGCGGCGAATGGCGCTCGCGGTTTTGACCTTTGGTGCC